CTTATCAGGAGTCAAGCTCTCCAGTGGTATCAAGCAAATGTGCCGGGCCATGATGGTTCCCGAATCCGGATCTCCGTCCCTTCGTGCAGCAGTAATGCGTGGGTCTGCATCATTTTTTGCAGCTAGTAGCAAAGCAGATGATCTCTGGACACCATACATTTTATCTCTTATGACCGGATATTCTTTCTTATGGTCTTATCTTCGTAATGCAGCCTATCTCCAGCGTACGGCAGCTCCCTGGAAGCAAATAAGCAACTCTGACGACCACATCGACATGCTGAAGGAGTTTATAACATGGCTACTGATTAACCCGTCGGTAACAGGGGGTTATCCCATGGTTCCTTTTGTATCATACATGTTCAGAGGTCATCCTGATGACTTGACAACTGCATTGGTTACTCTAAATCTGGTATCTTTATCGATACCGCTAGCAGCTCAGACACTGAATTACCTTCATGACTCCAAAAATTTCTCGCAGACTCCAGACAAATCACTCTTAGTACTTGATCCCATGAGCATTCCTCTCGAGGGACCTGTTACTCCTGAGAATGCAGGAAAAGCTACTGTGAAACGGAATCTTACTAGCACTACAAAGAACCAAGACGTCAAACCAATCCTTCAAGAAAACCTCGATTCTTACGGAAAGACATTGCGTGAGTATCTGGCTACTGCCAGGCCGTTTTATGCAAAAATTATTCACGACATATACATGCTGTCTCCTCCGGGTGCGGCCGCTAGGTTCTTGAACAAATTTGTCAGCTCCAGAACATTCCGGTCCTCTTCCCTTTATCAAGATCCGGAAGGGGAAGAAACTCAGTTATCTCCTTTCGAAGAGCGATTGTCTGCTGATATCAGGATCCTGAAGCACCTGTTCTCAAGATACAAGTCCGTCCGTCGATACTCCCGCGTTTTCAAACCACGCTGCACGGCGGATAGTGCAAAATGGATGAGGTCTTTATGGGCTTCTCACGATGAAGTGTTTGAGGTGGCAGGAGTAACCGCACCTCATCCACTGGAACAGATTCGAATCGATATTCCAAGGCGTATGCCAGCCCTGTCTACTCTACCCCCTCACGTGTCGTGTGTGGTAACATCTTTCTCTCAAAAGACTCGACCGAGCCATTCAAAGCGCGGAAAACATCCTATTTACCTCGGCTCGGTGACAAGGATTAAGGCTGCTGATCCAAAAGTCAGATTGCAGACGACCACACAAGGAACTCGAGAAGCCCGAAAACTGGTTGAACTTTATAAGACGCTGCGTACAACAGACGAGAATATGCGGATGTTGATACAACAGCT